CTGTCCCCGAGGTTAGCTCCTTTACACTCGTTTGAGCAGAACCGGCTCTCGTCGGCACGGCTCTGTGGTACTTCATACTCGTCACCGCACCACCCACAAGTTAGCGTCACCCGATTCTGCATGCACTCGTACGAGCAGAACCGACTCTCGTCGGCACGGCTCTGTGGTACTTCATACTCGTCACCGCACTCTTCGCAGGTTAGCGTCGCCCGGTTCCGCGTACACTTCATGGAGCAGAACCGGCTCTCCTCAGCATGGCTCTGTACCACTTCATACTCATCACCGCATCGCTCACAGGTCAGCGTCGCCCGATTAGTCGGGCGGTTGTTCCCGGCATTAGCTCCCAGACACTCGTACGAGCAAAACCGGCTCTTGTCGGCGCGGGACTGTATCGCGTCATACTCATCACCACACCACTCGCAAGTCAGCGTTACCCGATTAGTCGGTTGCTTGTTCCCGTTGTTTGCTCCCAGACACTCCCGTGAGCAGAATCGGCTCTCGTTGGCGCGGCACTGGTGGACTTCATACTCGTCGCCGCACCACTCACACTCAAGCGTTTTATGAGCCGTTTCGGGATGAACTTGCCCCCGATGTATATTCATCCCTTGTTCACTCCCGAACGTGTCGCCGCACGTCGGGCACTCGTGTTCGTCTTCGGACATCGGTCAGTCCTCGCCGGCCTCGTCGATCAGCCGCCAGATAACGTCCTCGTAGGAGTCACCACGGTTCTTGCGCCCGTGGAGCTCGTCGGCGAGTTCCTCGCTCACCTGGATGCTCGTCTTCGCCATCTGTCGGGTGCTCGTAGTTGACATAAGCGTATAACCCTATGGCCCTCATTACTATAGCGGTTATGGAAACGATAGCTTTATAGTCTATAGTCACTATAGTATTAGCTGAGAACGCCGCGGCTCGCCGATGTAGAATCGGCCGGTGTTGGCGCACCGGCCGTGGGGTTCTCGGGTTGAGAACATGTCCACGAACGTTCCGAGCCCTGAAAAGGGCGTTGGCGACGCATCGTACACCGAACACATCGAACCGGCCGCACAGGGTGGCGAGCGGTACGTCCGCTGTGAGGGCTGTGGCCGCGAACTGCTGGTCGCCTTGGGCGGCCGCGACCAGCTCGCCCACCGTGACGGGTGCTCGAACGCATGACCGACGACGAAGTGCGCCCGTGCCCGACCGAGACGCCCGACGAAGTCGTGATGCAGCGCCACGCCGAGGCCGACCGTCTCGATAGCGTCCCGATCACCATCGAGCTCACGTCACCGATGATCGAGCTGATCGATCACGTTCGGAAGACCAACGAAGGCGAGACGGCGACGGACTGGATCAAGCGGGCCGTCCATTCGCGCCTCGCTCGTCGCGACCACGAGTTCTGGACCTCCGCGACGGTGCCGGTCGAGGTCGAACTGCCGCCAGAGGCCGCGCAGTGGGCCCGCCTCTGGGCCGACCACAGCATCGCAACCGGCTCCAATCCCCGCGACGTCGAATCGCGCCTGATGGACTACATCGACCTCAAGTTTGACTGGCGCGTCGAGGGCGGCGGTGAGCTGGACGTCGCGGCCGACCTGCCCGGAGCGGGTGGCGAGGAGACCGCTGACTGACTACCCGCCGAAGTACCCATCGAACAGCTTCTCCAGCACCTCAAACAACGCCTCCCATCGTTCATTCTCTCGGGTTTCTGCTTCGACCGCAGCGCGAACGGCGAAGACAGCCTCGGGGTCGCCTCCCCGGTATTTATACAGCATATCGGCGGGCGACATATCCATGGTTTTAGATGCCTCCCAAATCGCCTGCCCCTGCCCCGATTCCGCGAAGTGACCTATCGCCCGTGCCTGTTTCCCAGTGCGTCGGTCTCTTTGACCGCTGGGGCCAGAATTTCCGCCAGCATCTCAGAGAGCCAGTGAGTGCCCTTCTTCTCCCAAGCCGTGAGCCATGTGTCGGGGTCGTCATATCCCGCCGTTTCGCACATGTTGGCCGTTACATGGGCACTTTGTGTTGCCATCTCGTCAAGCGCCCCTTCCTCTTCAAGGTTCTTAATGCGCTCCAGTCGGTGCTCGACATCCACCGGGATTCGCGTCTTGACCTCCAGTTCCAACCCGGACGGGAACTCGACGGTCGCGGTCTCGGCGGACTCTTCGGCCTCTTCGAGCAGGGCACTGACGGCTGCCTGCTCCTGCTCGGCCAGCTCTTGGAGGCGCTGCTGGAAGCGCGCTTCGACCTGCTCGTTGTACGCCTCCGCATCGGCGTCGCCCTCGAGGACGTCTTCGACGGAGATGTCGTCGCTTTCGGACATCACGCAACACTCTCGTTCGTCAGCTCGACGCCGTCGCCGCGCCCGCTGAGATCGTGCTCATTGTAGTCGCCCTCGGCGAGGTCGATGAGCGGCATCTCCTCGAAGTGGGCGTTGTCGACGACGGCCTTCAGCGATTCGTCACCGCTGGAGCCGGTGTGGTCGGTCATGTTCTGCTCGACGGTGATGTCGAACTCCGCGACGTTCGAGTCGTCGATGATGGTCGTGCTGGGCGAATCCGAGCCGGCGAGCCAGTACTGCGCCAGCTCCTCGTTGAACTCGACGATGGTCATCTCGACGGTGACCGCTACCTCGCGGCGCTTGACGTCCTCGCGGGTGACCTGGTCGGTCGTGAACAGTTCGTTGTGGCTCGCCTCGCCCATGATGGAGACGTTTCGGACCTTCCCGGCCACCAGTTCGGTGCCGCCGATTTCGACCTTGAACGTCGCAATGTCGTCGCCGTAGTACCTATTGCTCGGCATCTATGCGTCCCCCGTCGTGAGCGTCTGGTCGATACGGTGCTGTCGGTGCTGTCGGTGCTGTCGGTGAGTTGCTGTCATCATTGGTATAGGGTCGTCCAGTCGGCGGCGGGCGCGCCGTGCTCGTCCATCGCGTGCTGACGGGCCGCCGACGCCCCGGCCAGCACGGCGCCGCAGCCCCGACACTCGTACTCGTCGACGTCCTCGTCGGCGTCTTCGTCGGCGCCCTCGTCGCCGTCGCTATCGAGGCGCTCGAGTTCTTGCCGGATGGCGCGGAGTTCGCCGGCGATGACGAGCAGCGCCTCGACGACGGGGTCGTCGGGTGTCTGCTCCGCGTCACTGCCGGGAGTCACGGCGACCCTCCGCCGCCGAGTTCGCCATCGATGTACAGCGACAGGCCGCGCTGGCGGAGTTCTCGTGCCATCGCCTCGAAGCCGGGCTGCATGAACGGCTGCGGCTCGGTGCCCGGATGGTCGACGCTGTCGGCGAAGACGAGCTCACCGTCGTCACCCTCGAAGACCAGGACGTCCGCCTCGTCCGGCGTGATGGGGTGGGGCTCGGTGCCACTCTCGACCGGGATGGCGTGATCGGCACTGTAGCGGGACGTCACCTCACCCGGCGTCTCCTCAACGACCAACTCACCGCTGTCCTGCAGCTCGCCCGTGTCGACCGGGACGGCTGCCTGTGAGCGCTCGAACCCGCGGATGGCGGCATCGACGAGCCCCTGATCGACGGCGCTGATGACCCGGTCGCCGACGTCGTCCATGTCCTCGGTGGAGATCGTGACGCCGATCATCTACTCTCGCTCGCCGATGAACCTGAGTTCGAAGGTCCGTTGATGGTCGTCCCGGAAGCGATTGCTGTTTCCGTCCTCATTTTCGACCTCAATCTTGACGAACGTCGCCGAGTCAAGCGGCCCGACGTCGGGCGTGAACCGCTTGTTGCGAAACACCTGAATGATGTTGTCAACGAGTTGGCCGAACTGCACTGACGACGTGATCTGCCCGCGCTGCTCAGCGCTGGCAGCTTGGATGCCGACTTCGACCACGGCCTCGATACGATCAACACCGATGCCGGTCTGGGTCCGTGTTCTGGCACCTGCTGTTGCACTAATGATGTTCGCACGCTCTAGGTCAGCACTACTCGACGGCCGGATTTGGGAGCCAAAACTATCAGCGAACGACCGACCGAATCCTGGGCCGTCATCTAAGACGACGCTGTCATCGCGGTCAACCCGTTTCAGATTCTCCGGGAATTCGTCGGGCCAGTCGGTCTTGATCGACGCCAACGTGTACTCTACGAGTGTCATGAAGGACCCATGTCAGATGGTCCGGACGCGACTGTGCGCCCCGAGGGCGTCGTCCCAATCGGTTTCCCATTGGTCGGCCTTTGTCGTCCGGTCAACGATTTGGCCGTCGTCCGGGATGGCGATCTCCGATTCTTCGTCTTTGACCAACTCGGCAGCGACCTTCGCAGCGACGGCCTCCCGGACGTTCAGTGGCGTGTATAGCACCGTCGCGCCATCGTCGTGGGGGATGGCAGCCGTGGCTCGCTGGCCGCGTGCGACCGTGATCTCGGCGGCGTCGTAATCGATGTCCGTCACCCGGACGTACTCCTGCTCGCTCGGCGCCCCGACGGCCAGGTACACACCAGGGTCGGGCAGTCGGCCAGCGGTAGCGACAGACAGTGTCCCGTCGTCGCTGTCGGCCTGCTCGTCCAGTTCAGTTTGTCCACCGCGGCGTCGGTCGCCACCCAGCCCACCCGCCCGGTAGGACAGCCGGACGAACCGCTCGGCAGGATCTTCGGACCGGATGCGACGAATCAGCCGCCGGTACAGCCGCAGTTCCCCGGTTTCATTATCCAGCGTCCACGCGTCGCCCCGCTCGTCGGTGACGTCATTCCAGTTGTCGCGGCCGGTCCGCACCTCGAGCACATCGTCGGTGCCGGAGTCCAGCGGGACGATATGGCCGTACTCCAGCCTGACCAATTGCGGCGGGCTGTCGCCGGCGGCATCGTGGCGGCTGTAAGTGCGGGGGGTCGCTGGCGAGCCGACGCGGATCGTCCGCATCGGCGTGCCCGTCCGGGCGTCCCACCGCTGGCTCACCGCTTGGATTTTCGCTCGCACGCGGTCGCCCCACGCCGCGCCTCGGAAGTCCCGATTCAGCACGTCCAGCTTCCGGTCGACATCCGTCTGCGTGCAGTACGGCAGCGTCATATTTCAGCGTATATCTCCTTGAGAACGGCGCCCTCACACCCGAGGTGGTACACGTACTCGTCGGTGTACACCGGCGCGTTCACGTCGTGCTTGCCGTACTTGTCCGGGATAGCGCCACCACACACCGCGCACGTTTCCGACATTAGTCACTCGCCGTCGTCCTCGGTAGCGGTATCAAGGGCCTCGCGGACCTCGGGCTTTGAGTGCTTGACCATCACGGCCGCCAGTTCGCGTTTCGTCGCACTCGTCAGCCCGCCCTTGACATCGACGTCGAGGTCCGAGGCGGCCGACAACAGCGTCGACCGCGGGTGTTCCTCAACCAGCTCGTCCTCGCGGGACTGTCGCTCGATTGTATCGTCTGTCTCGGGGTCCTTGATGTCGGCGGCTTCCGCCAGCGCCTCGCGGAGTCCCTCTTCGGCCTCCGGGGCCTGTCGGCCGCGGTCGTCCAGCCCGAGGCGATCATACACCCGTTGGCGGACGGCATAATCCGGCGTCTTCCGGTCGCCGCCGAAGACCGGCACCGGCAGGGCGTTCAACTGCAGGATCGTTGCGGCCAACTCGGTCGAGTCGTAGACGACCTCGAAATCCGAGAGGGCCTCTAGGCCGGCGACCGTCCCGCCGTCAACGCTCTCCTCGTCAAGCGTGTCCGGGACGATGCCCAACTGCAGCGGCGCGTCGGCGGGGTCATCATCGCCATCGCCGGGCGCCCCTTGGAAGATGGCGTCGCCCGGCCACGCCCCGCGCTGCTGGGGGCGGTCCGGCGGCATCGTCGAGCGGCCGCCGGTGTACCGGAGGCCGATGAACGTGGTGTTGATGCGCGCTTCGTCCTCAAGGTCGTGGAACTGTGAGTGGGTGTGGATCATACTGTGTCGTGGTGGTGATAGTGCTCGCGGTCGCCCTCGGTGGCCGGAGGGGAGTCGGGATCGGCATTGAGCTGACCGGCGACGGCGGCGACGAACGCCGACGCATCGATTGTCGCAATCGTCGCGCCGCTGTCGTCGCTGCCAGTCTCATAGAGGTGGACGTCGCCGCTTTCGTCGCGCGCCCAGCGTGCCGCCCCGAAGGTAAGGAGCCCGTCGGAAGTGATGATGGTGATGGTGCTCATGTCAGCGATGCGTTATTCCGAGATGTCCCGAAGCTTGCCCAGTGCGCTGAAGTCTCGGGCCACAACTTCGTGGTCCATCTTATAAAGCATCGAGTTCTTGTACTCGCCGGTTGAGAGGAAGCCCTGCGTCTCGCCGCGGCCGGCCACCTCGGTGTACGGCGGCGCGTACTCCTCGATCCCGATGCGGGGGACCGACTGGCCGCCGATCGAGATTTCGTCCATCGGCAGGACGAAAATCGACGCCAAGTCGCCCTGATGCGACGGGACGTGCTGGGAGTTGACGATCGGGACGCCCTTGTACTCCCGGCGCCGGGTCGTGCCGGCGAGACCCGGGATGGTGTCGGCGTCGTTGACCGCCTCGCGGCCGCTGTTCGTCGGATCGAACGAGAACCGGGCGACGTTGTCGTCAAGATCCTGCAGCACATCGGCCGTCCGGCGGCCCGTCACGATAACGGCATCCTCGCGTTCGAGGTCGCCGAAATCGAACAGATCCGTCAGGAACGAGTCGATGAGGTCCTCGGTCAGCTGGCGGCTGCCGGCGGCGTTGAAATCAACGAACGCGTCGGCCCACGTCGCGGCCTGCCGGTCAATGGTGTAGACGTCGAACTCGTCGCCGTTGTAGGGGTTGCCGTTGGGGTCGTTCGCGTTGGCCGCCTCGTCCGACGAGGCGATGACCCGATCCAGCGGCGTCAGCTTGTCCCGCGCCGAATACGGGGGGTCGCCGGATTCGATGACCTCGCCCAGCCCCTCGCGGGCGATAGCAAGGTCTTGGTACAGTTCGTCGACGCGCGTGAGCTCGTCGAATGGGACGCCGTCCAGCAGTTCGGCCCGCAGCTGTTGGAGGTCGGACTGCTCGACGACCGCGTCGCTGCGCTTGATTGCCGCCGAGACCTCTTCGGTCTCGTAGGTGCGGCCGTCCGGGACGGCGCCGCCCTCGCCGTGGGTCTGCAGCGGCGGCGGCGAGTGCGCCGCCCGGAACGTCAGCGGCAGGGGCTGCTCGGGAATCGTCTCGTTGGAGCGGTCAATCTTCGGCATGACGCCGAAGAGCTGGCTCTCCAGGTTCGTCTGGACGTACAGCGCGGCGCCGAAGACATCGTTGACCAGCGTGCCGTCGGCGGTGCTGTAGGATGCTTCCTGTTCGATGGCCGCATCAAGTGTTTCGGTCGCCCGGTCGAGGGCGCCGGTCTGGTCGAGAAAGTCGTAGTGCCCGTAGCCGGGCAGTTCGCTCTGTGCAGTCGTCATGATTACGCGTCAGCCTCCGAATCGCTGTCGGAGTCCGGGTCGTAGTTCGCATTCTCGCCGACGAGATCGGCCTTCGAGAGCGACGGGTCGTGGCCACCCTGCGTCGGCGTCGGCGTCGTGGCCGTCTCGGCCTGCTGGATGACGTCTCGCGTCTCGTCGGCGAGGGCATCGACCACCTCGTCAAGCTGCTCCTTGACGGCGTCGTCGATGTCGCTCTGAGTGGCCACCGACTCCGAGTCCGGCAGCTTCTCGTCAACCGCCTCGTTGACGGCCTCGTCGACGGCCTCTTCGATGACGGTGTCGACGTTGAACTCCTCGCGGAGCGCCTCGGCGTCGATGTCGGCTGCCATCTCGCCGGCATCATCGGTCGTGTCGACATCGCCGAACAGCGGCGCCAGCATCTCTTCGACCTGTGCCGCCGTGACCTCGGCGTCGGCCGCCTCGGCGATCATCTGGACGGCTTCCTGCATCTCCTCGTCCATCTCCGACTCATGGTCGTCGTCGCCCTCGTCGTCGTCTGAGTCGTCCCCGTCGCCATGCGTCGCTTCAGTTTCGGTTTCGGTTTCTGCGTCGGTACTTCCGTCGGTGTCGGTGCCGCCCTCGGACTGCTGCAGGATGCGCTCCCGCAGCCGCTCCTCAAGCGACTCATCAGCATCGGTCATGTGTGTTGAAAACCCGCAAGTCGGTTGTCCGGAATCAATTACCCTCGCGCCGTCTGCCGGTCAGCGGTCATCGGGTCCAAGTCGTCACCGAGGCCTGTCGCGTGATCCGTTGGCGAACATCACCCGACGAACGACGCCACGCGATCCCGAACCCGCCGGATGGCCGCCGCCGAGTAGCTCGCAACGTCGAACTCCGAGCCCTCGTTGCGAATCTGCTCGGCCGTCCCGATGGTCACCGCATGTAGGTCCGCCGCGGTGACGATGGTGCCGCCCTCCTCTGTCACCCGGTCTTCGTTGCGGTGGATCGTCACCGAGAAGCCGTCGAGGTCGTCCCGCAGCGCCAGCACTCGCGTCTTCTTGGCCATCTCATTATCGTTGGAGATGTTGGCCGCCAGCCACAGCTCCGGGCGGCCGTCGCCGTCGGCATCCTCGACGTGCGAGCGGGCCATGTCGCCGGCCGCAAAGTCGTAGGCCTCATCGCCGATCTGCAGCGTCGTGTCCTCGGCGAATTCGAACTCTCGGACGGGCACGCCGACCGGAATGTCCTGGTGATGCCGGGAGATGATCCCCGGCGCGGTCTCGCTTTCGAAGAACCGTTCAAGGGCCGTCTTGAGGGCGTCCATCTGGATGTACACCGACTCGTCGCGGTTCCACTGCTCGATGCTCGCTTTGCCGTAGACGTGGAAGTCGTCGGCTTCGACGGCGGCCCGCTCCTCGTCGGTCAGCGAATCCAGGTCGACGCGGTTGGAGTCGGCCTCGGTGATCGACTCGACGGACCGCTGGGCGGCGACCGCGCCCTGCAGTTCCATCTCCGCGTCGGCGTCGGCCCGATCCAGCTGGTCGGTGACCGTCGCGGCCCGCGACTCGCCGGCGTCGCCGCCCCACGCCTGCCACTCCATGTACTGACAGTCCGTCCGGTCCTCGCGGCCGTCGGCGTCGTCGCTGCCTTGAGCGCCCTTGCGAGCGAAGAAGGCATCCATCTCGCGCCAGGTGTCCGGGCGGAGCCGGCCGCCGCCGGCGATGTCGCGGGCCCGCGCCCACCCGGCCGGCGTCAGACAGCCGTTGGGGTTATCCGTCTCGTCGCTCACGTCAAGCACGCGCTCGGCGGCCGCTTGCATCCCCTCGGTTGGGGTCAAGTCGATGTCGTCGTAGCGAGCCGGGACGTCGGCCGTGTAAACCGCCGCCCCGTCGGCCAGCGCCCACGTGGTCGCATCCAGCTGCTGGAGGACATTCGGGTAGGCGGCCGCGACGTGGTCGAGTTCCGCGGTGCTGAACTCGGATTCCCGAACCGGCATCGTCAGGCTGGCCCATGCCTCGCTGTCGACGTAGGCGTCATCGCTTCGGGCCGGGAGGTCCTTTCGGGGCGGTGAGAGTGACGATTCGGGCTTGGCGACGTTCTCGCGGCGGAACGCCTCGACGCGGTTGTCCCACTCGTCGATGAGGTAGACCGGCTCGCCGTCGTCGCCGGTGATCTGCTGGTCGGAGCCCTCGGGCGTGGCGGCCTCCTCGCGGACCTCTGCGACGCGACCGTGGACCGGCTCGCCCTGCCACGACCACCGGACCGCCTCGCCCTCGCCGTACGTCGCCTGCTGTTCGACGGCCGCTTGCGAGGTACCCTCGTGGTCAGCGGACGTCTCGGGCTCCTCGGGCACTTCCCTCTCCTCTTGCTCAGTTGCGGAGGTGGCTCCCGCGGGCGGCGTGAAGTCCACGATCTGATTGCCGGTCGCATTCTGGAGGTCGGCCACCGACCCATACTCCGAAACATGTGGGTCATCAAGCGGGTCGGGGAACGCCTCGCGGTGCCAGTCAACGTACACGCCGGCCTCCGGGAACGAGACACCGACGCCGAGGACATCATCGGTGTACTGGTCCGCCTCGTCCTCGGCGGGGACGACACGGAACAGTCGCATCTCGGCCGACCACTCGTCATCGCCGACTGCTTGCTGTTCGGTTGCCGCCTTGTCCTCGTCGTAGTTCTCGACATCGTCGTCGGGGACGCACCGCGGCGTGCCGTCGTCCTGCAGCCCGACCATCGTGTAGCCGTCCCAGCATGGATCGTCCTGCTGGACGAGCCGGTCCTCCCAGTCGTCACGGAGGCCCGCCTCCTGGTCAACGGCGGCCTCGTAGTCGGCGTGGGAGCCGCCCGGCATCCAGACGCGGCCGCCATCACCGTCGGGGTGCCAGTGGACGCCGCCGAGGCCGAGTTCCGCGGCCCGCTCGGCGGCACCGTCGGGATCGTCGAACTGGTCGTCGGCCGGGACATCGTCGCGCTCGGTGGTCGTGGCTGTCATATATCTACCTCGCTGGCGAGAACGGCTCTGTGAGTATGTCTCTCATTTGGGTGTAGCACGAAGTCCCGGACAGCCGTGGCACCCGGGTCCTGGTCGCTGAACCGCCGAATCGCCTCTTCTTGAAGATCACGCAGTTCGTCCATCGGCACCGGTATCCCGCCGAACTCGGGGTTTGTCTGTTCTTTGAGCCACTGACACATCTCAGTCACGCCGTCGTCGTCCGGACCGTCCCAGTAGTGCAGGACATCGTCCTCGACATTAGCGGCCAGCTCAGCGGTCGCATCCTCGCGAGCCCGCGAGAGGATCGCCGCCGACTCCGTCCGAGCGGCCGTCCGGGCGTTCTCGGACTCCACCAACCCTCGCTCGCGGAGTCCCGCCGCCAGTGAGTCTATCGACCAGCCCTGCGGCTGCGTCAGCTTCTCCTGGAAGAACTGCTCCAGGCGGGCGCTGGGGGCGTCCTCAATGGTCCGGAAGTCGTTGCGACGAACCGCGTCAGCGATGCGGCGCTGGACGTTCGGCGGGACATCCTCGCGGCTGGCGTACACCGGAGCGCCCTGTTGGGCAATCGCCGACTGCCAGACGCCGGCGTTAACGCCGCGGACCCCGAAGGCTGCTTGCTCGAGGGCATGCAGTTCGTTCTGGAGCGACGAGGGGTCAATGTCCGACCGGTCGGCGGCGGACTGAGCGGCGCCCTGCGGGAACCCGGCCCCACCCCTGCCTCCGGCACCGCCCCCAGCACCGGCATCGGGGACCGGCGACCCGACGCCGGGGAGATTCGGCGCTCCCTGCAGTGACGGCGGGTCGTCGGAGTCGTCAAGGTCAACATTGAAGTCCTCGACGTGCAGTTCGCCGTCAACGATTTCTGCGCTGCCGCCGGCCTGTGCGACGAAGGCCGCAGCTTTGAGATTACCGCTGAGTGCGTCGGCATCGTTGCCACGCTCCGGCAGGAACGAAATCTGCCAGTCGTCGAAGCCCAGCCGCTTCATGAGTGTGTCAAGCCACCCCTCGCGGTAGTCGAGCATCTGGGAGGCAAGCGAGCGGTCGACGACCTCCAGTTGCAGCCCCTCGTTGTTCAGCCCGCCGGCATCTTCGAGATCGCTGTCGTGAACGTCCGAGATACCGAAGGCCTGTCGAATATCGCTCTTGAATTGGCTCTTCATCTCTTCGGATTGTCCCAGAAGCTCGTCGGGCATCCCGTCCAGTTCGGTGATTTCGACGTTGTCCGGGTCCAGTGCGGTCGTCAGCACCGACTGTTTGTAGCGATCCTCGTCGTCGCGGGCCTGCGTGACCGCCTGCTCGAAGCTGTCGGGGTTGCTCGTGTGCACGAGGTACATCTTCCCCGGCAAGCGGTCGTTACTCTGATTGTAGTAGGCGCCGCCCCACCGGTCCATCATCTCGAGGATGGCTTGCTTGAGCCAGACGTGGGCCGCCGGGGCGATGCCGTCCAGCCCGCGGAGTCGGGGGTGGGCATACGACCACGTGAGGACCTCCTCGCGGAAGTACCGAGTGTGTGTATCGTCTCCCTTAGTACGCCCGCTTGCCAACTCGACGAACCAGATCTCTTGGAGGTCGGCCCCACAGCGGCAGCGCCCCGGCTCCGTCTGGACGACCTCCTCGCGGTGGATCGGACACGCCCATTCGCCGCCCGGATGGCCGTCGTCGTCGGTCCGAGGGCGCACCGCCAGCGGGTCCGCCCGATAGATGGCGGTCGGCTCCGCACGGTAGATCTCGCCCTCGCGGTACAGCGCCGTCTCGGTCGCCGCTTGCTGGTACTCGTGTTCGACGACCAGCGTCGAGACGCCGGTCACCCACTGATCTGCTTCGGCCCGCTTGGCGACGTCCCGGAGCGACTGGCCCTCAGGGTTGACTGACGCGAACTGCCGTTTCGCTCGGCGCTTCTGTGCTGGGTCGGGCTCCCGCAGCCCGTCGGCACCACACGCTGGACAGTCATCGCCGTTCGGCGCCGCGTCGAACTGCGCGTCGCACGCGTCGCAGGCCATCGCGAACCGGGGCTCGAGACGGGGGAACTCGTTGCGATACAGTTCGTCGCGTCGCGTCCGTATCGCATCGGCCGTTTCGGCGCCGGTCAGCGCGATGCGACGGAGGGTCTGGGCACCGATGGGTAGCAGTTGCTCGGTCCGCCGGCGGATCGGGCCATCCCGCTCGTCGTCGCTGGCCGGGGCCGGGGTTGACGTCGCTCCGTTAAGCTGTTGCTGAATTGGGGCGAGTGAGGCCGTGTCGTCGGCACCCGGGGCGAAGAGGAACGTCGCCTCCTCGCCGGTCGACTGGAGTCGTGTATATGGCATGAGAAATGCTGGGTTGGAGGCCGGGGGTTAGAGCAGCCCGCCCATGTCGACCGGGCCGCCGGTTCCGTTGGTGCTCGTCTGTCCGTGCGTGAAGGGCCCGTAGCGGAGGGCGTCCATCGCGTGGTCGTGCTGTTTCAGCGGCCGGTCGCCGTCGCCGTTGTCACGGTACTGGTATTGCGCGAACTCGTTGCGGATGTTCTGACACGTCGCCGCGACCTGGAGGTCCTCGGCCAGCGAGGCGACATGCTGGATGCCCGGCGTAACGTCATTCTCGGCACCCGTCGCCGGCAGGCCGTCGCGTCTGAACTGCTCGATGTTCGCCGGCTCGCTCGGGTCGCAGTACAGCGGGCCGTCACCCCACTCGTCAACCATCGCTTCGGCGGCGCGACTGTGGTCCTGCACCGTACACCGGCGCTCGTACCACTCGTCGGCGACCGTCCACCCGTCACCCCGGCGGACGATGGCGAGGATGACCGCCGGGTTGTTGTGGCCCCAGTCGACGCCGTAGATCACCTCGTCGTACTCATCCGGCGGCTCATCGACCAGGTTGTCATCATCAAACCACGGGTAGACCAGCCCCTCGAAGTCGGTGAACCCGCCGAGGACCTCCTGCTCGTAGAAGCGCCCCTCGTACTGCTCGATGATCTGCTCGGTGTAGGTGTCCGGGAGGTGCGGGTTGTCCTTGGTGGCGATGTCGTCGACGAGGTTGACATCGTCAAGGGCGTCGTCGCCGGCGAAGGTGTCGTAGACCCAGTTGTAGCCCTTCGGCGTGCCGGTGATGAAGGCGTTGAGATAGTCCCCTTCGCGGAGGCGGCCGACCATGATGTCCCACGCCTTCGGCGCGATAGACGATGGCTCGTCCATCCCGAACCACGCAATGTTCGGGCCGCGGAGACGCTGGATTTTCCGGCTGTTGTCGGCCGACTCAAAGATAACCGTCGAGCCGTTTGGGAGCGTCCACCGCTTTTTCGACGGTTCCCACTCGCCGATGTTCAGATAGCCCCACTTCCGCAGTTCTGGGATGAGGACGTTCCGCAGCGACGGGACGGTCGGCGTGATGACGACGCCCGTCTCGCCGGCGTTCCAGTAGGAGGTGTTGAGGCCGAGGCGCTGGATCAGCGCGGTCGTCTTGCCGGCGCCGATGCCGGAGATGAAGGCCGTGTACGTCGGGCCGTAGTCCAGAAAGTCCCGCTGATACGAGAGCGGCTCGAGGAGTTCATCTCGCCGGTCCTCGCCGAACCGCTCGGCCGTCGGCTCGGTGAAGTCGCCGGCATCCAGCGGACTGTACCCCTTCGGTGTCGCGCTCATGGATCAGGCTGTGCGTTCTCTGGGACGACCAGCGGGATGCCGTCGGCCGCGTCGCCGTCGCCTCCCTCCTCGTCGTAACTATCGCCGTACTGGTCGTGGTGAAGCTTGTACCAGGTCCGCGTGTCGCCGGTCTCGGCGATCAGCTTCTTCAGTCGCTCCCGGTCGCGCTTGGCACCGACCCGCCGTGCGCGCGTTGTCTCCTCCAAAAACTCCACGAACTCGTCGGGAGCGTCGTCTGCCTCGCCCTGACGGCGCCACTCGTGATACGAGGAGGTGCCGATGCTGGCCTCCGCACAGGCCTCCGGCACCGTCGCCCCGTTTTGGAGTTCGCCGGCGACGAGGTCGGTAATAGAGTCGTCTTGCTGGAGGAGCGTCTGACGCCCAGTGCCGCCGTCGCCGTCGGCGTGGTCGATGCAGAGGCCGGCGTCGGTGTCGCGGCCCCACCCAGCATCGCGCTGGCACGGGTCGCCGCTGATGGTGTCTGTCGACCCACAGATGTCGTCGGTCATGGATTCAGGTGCTCGTACTTGACGTGCGTCGCGCTGCCATCAGGATGCACGTAGCACACCGGACAGCCCTCGCGCTCGCAGGTCGTGACATGTCGCTCCGTGCGGGCCGCCTCGGCGAGACAGTCAAGGCAGCGGTCGCGGTAGTGGCCGGCGGCGTTTTTGTTGGTGACGGCGGCGCCGCAGTCGGTGCAGTCGGTCACTCCTCGCTACCCGTCTCATCGGCGCGCTCGCGGGTCCGCTCGACGAGGGCTTGCGTGAGCGCAGTGTAGTCGGCGATCTCGACGCCGTTGTAGGCGGCCAGGGAGACGAGCGCAATACCGCCGATGATGGTCGGATTCCCGCCGATCGAGAGGGCGTAGAGGGCGATGCTGATCGTCCCGAGGTTGACGATCATCGACCGGACCCATGCTGTCGTTTTCATATACTCGAGATCGGCGCCCGCCTCGTCGATCGCCTTGTAGCCGTTGATCTGTGCATCACTGCAGTACCAAGGTCTGCGACAGGTGTTCGGTGACATGACATGTATCAAGCCTCGAGGGCGCGACCGACCGCCAGCTCGAGCGGGACGTCTTCGTCGCCATCGGCCCACAGCTCATCGGCCAGCGCGGCTGCGTCGACGGCGTCGTCGCGACGACCGTCGGCGGCAAGCCGCTCCGAGGCGAGCTTGAGCAACCACTTGAACGGGGCGGCCGCCCGCTGCCCCCAGTCCGGAAGGTCGTGGTCGACGGCGCCGCACTCACACTCAAGCCCCCAGTCGCCCCGCTCGACTGCCGGGGTCGGCGATTCGTACCCGACGAGGGCATCGGCCGTAATCGTGTCTACTCGGCGGAGGGCCTCGTCGGTCGGGCGCTCGACCCGTTTCCGCTGCCGGAAGCAGCACCAGCAGAACCGGTGATCTTGCTTGATGTCGTGCAGTAGCGCCCGACCGTGGGCTCGGTCAGCGCAATCTCGCGAGCAGAACGACCCGTCGACGCTCGAGGTCCGGGTTCGCTCGCCGTCACAGTCCTCGAGCGAGCACTCGTAGCGCTGCTGCTGGGTTATCTGAACTGACATAAGAGGCGGGACGCTGTTGGCCGACCGCGCTGTGAACGACGGGCGGACGAACAGTGTTGTCTGAAC